GCACTTTCCCTAAGTCCATCAGCGCCTTGATCTGGTTGTACACCGACAAAGTCAGGAATTTGGTGCTGTCATTGAGCGCCATGCTGGCTGACAAGGGGTCTTTGGCCAGCGCGGCAAACTGCTTGGCGGTCTCAGCGACACTGACCCCGGTTTCCTTTTCTAGTTTGAGCGCCACGCTGGCGAACTGCTGCAAATTGCCGGACGCGATATTGCCGTTGCTGGTCAAAGTCGCCAAGGCAGCGGCGGCAGCACCCACCGTGCTACTCGTCCCTTGGCCAATCGCTTGCGCCATGCCCAGCAGTTGTTGGGTGGTGGTGCCCGAGGCGTTGCCGTTTAGGATCAGGGCGCGGTTGAACGCCAGGGTTTCATCGGAACCCTGTTTGAACGCCAGACCCAAGCCCAGTACCGCTGCCGCCACTACGGTGTAGGGGTTAATCAGGGTGCGGATGTAGCCGCCCAGCGCTTTGGCTGCATTGCCAACCCCGCCAAACATGTCTTTGAGTTGGCCGCCTTGCTGCAAGAACACGGTCAAGGGTTGTTGGCCACCTTGCAAGGACACCACGATATCGGTCAACTGGGCTGGCACCAAGCGCAGCGCAGCGGCCGTGCCTTTGGCGGTCATGCCCAGGTCATTGAGTGCAGAAGGGGCGCTGCGCAGCGCGGCGGCGGCGGCGGTATTGGCCTCTTTTTCAGCCTTGCGGGCGGTGGTCAAATTTTGGCTGGCTTGGGTCGCAGCAATGTCATCGGCAATTTTCTTGGCATCAAGCTGTTGCAGGGTTTGATACTGCGCCTTCAGGGCTGCGGTGCTGTCTACTGTGAAACCTTTGGCCTCAATGCGGGTTTTAAAGGCATCAGCGGTACTCATGCCTGCGGTTTTGGCATCGAGCGCCACGCGCTTGAACATGTTGCTGATGCTTTTGGTTTGCTGGTCGATATCACCAGCCGCTTTGGTCGCGCCGTCTTTACCTTTTTTAAAGCCATCATCCATTTTTTGGCCGGAATCTTGGGCCTCATCGCCCAAATCCTTGATGGTTTTACCCAGTTTGCCGATTACAGAAGTGGCTTGACCGGCTTCAGCGGTGAATATGAGCTTATTCTCTTTATCTGCCATGACTGCCTTTACTGTTGCTTGGCGTGAATGGTGTTGAGGACTTCGATTTCCATCACCCGAATGTCATCACATAGCTGCTCGTAGCGCTCGTTGGGGAGTTGGCGGCGATCCAAGCAGTGAAACAACACGTTGTAGTCCAGCCCGGTCATGCCACCAGGGCCGGTGCGCCACTGGGTGCTGATGCTGATAAAAAGCTCTACCGCTGCTTGGTTGTCTGGCCAGATGGCCAGCGGCGCTTGGGCAAAGTCTTCAGCGGTGAAGCCAAAAGCTTCAAGCTCATTGGTATGGGGCTCGGTGGCGTAGAGAGCTTGCGCCACTGCCTTTAGTTTCCCAAACGTGCGGCCGTCAGTTCAGACAGGTATTTTTCGATCACTACGCGCGCGGCACCCAAATAGTTTTGGGTCAACAACTCCACATTGGCTTGGTCAAAGGGGTCTTCCAACTCCCAGCCGCTGGCCACATCCATGATGACATCAACATCTTTGCGATCACCCACACCATCAATAAACGCACGAAATTCATCACGGGTGCGACTTTTAAAGGTGAACTCAACTGGAGCTGATGTCCCGCCGGGAACTGGCACATCGACCACTGCTTTAAAAGTGGGATTGGCATTTAGGGAGAATTTTGCTTTGGCCATGATTTACTCAAGAAGTGATAGACCCACCGAGGCGCACCCCGGCAGGCGTAAAAAAATCCACAACCGTGGATCAAGACAACATTGCAGGCAGCGGCTTAAAACCGGGTGTGACGAGCCACCAGCGATAGCGTGGCTTTAACCTTGATCAATTCGCTTTTTACGATCATCGGGCTGTCTTGCAACGAGACAAAGCCGTGGTAATAAATGGTGGTGTTTCCCGGCAAGGCCAAACTCATCACCCGCAAAGCTCTGTTATCCGACGCTGTTTTAAGCGCCTGCATACCGGGCATATCAGGGTCATCGGCAATCACTATAGAGATTGACTGGGCGCTGAAAATAGTGGGAATCTGCTGTTCAGAGTTCATTTCCAAATAGGAGTAAGTCAGATACTGCTGTTCACCACCGGCCGTGTTGAATTCTATGATTTGACTGATGATTTCGGGACTAGAAATTTGAATAGCTTCACCATAACCATTGTCTGGTGGGAACAGGATTGAGTCGCTGGTGTCCACGCCTTTAAAAGTAAAGGTCGTCGGCGTGTTCTGGGTAACTTGGACCACCCGGTTGTTGAGTTCCGACCAAGCAGATTTGATGAGCACGCGATCACCAATTAAGTAGGTATTGTTGGCAGTCGCCTCCGGCTCAACGCCATTGGTGATTGAAGATATGTCAACGGCGGGTTCGTAGGCGGCGTATAGTGAAACTATCGCGCCATCAGGTAATTTAGCTGCCATGAAAGGCTCCTTTGAAATAAAAAAGCCCACTTGACGCAGGCATAAAAAAAGCCACCCTGTCTTGCGACAAAGTGGCTGGCGGGGGTGGCCGGGTGGCCGAAATTAATTTAGCGGTCGGACCAGATCGTGAAGTCCTGCATGGAGCCGAATAAATCCATGCCGTTATCGAATTCGGAGTTGGGCGCACTGACCGGGCGGACTTGCATCGTGCTGCTGGTGAGCAAGGCGGTCTCAACTTGCAACATCACTGCCGCACAGGTGGCACGGGTGTCGGCCCAAATATTGAGTTGGAAGCGCCCGTTTTGTTTGGTGGACACGGTGTTTTCCAGATAGTCAACTACTTCGCCGCCGACTTGGTTGTAAACAATGTAGGGACGCACTGTGGTCAGTGGGGCCACATCGGGAAAGACCCGGCCACCCACCAAAGGACTCAGGGCGTTGTAAATTTTGGCTTCTATGGTCATAAATAGGCCCGCATCAAGGCGTTGTTCATCTCTTGGGAGGCGGCATCGAGTGCGGCATTTTGTTTAGCCTCGTAGGTGCTGCGTAAAAAGGGTTTGGGGGCCACTGGCAACGATCCACCAGGGCGCGGCATCCAGTAAGCGTCTTTGACGGCGCGACTGTCGCTCGATTTAGGTTTGGGTTTGCCACGCATCTCGGGTCGCGCCAACGTCACCCATTGGCCCTTAAAGGGGCCAGATTTCGCCACAACTGTCATGTAGCGATGCACATAGCCATGCTCAATCCAGTAGCCCATCGTGGTGAAGGGCAATCCAGCACTGGGGTTGGGTTTACCTTTAATCGTGGCCTTGGCCTTTTGCTTGCGCCAACTGATGTGGTATGTGGCACTCAGGCCCAAGGCTTCTTCGCGGGTCTCCACCACAAACTTTTGGTAGATGGCGGCTTGCAACTGGCGTGATTTACCAACGGTCAGGGCGCGCAGTTTCATCTCATCGTAGAAGACCTGGGCACCGGCTTGGGCGGTTGGCCGCACGTTGTTGCGCATCACATCGGACATCTCATTGATGCGGCTGGTTAACTTGTCAACATCAAACGCCATCTTAAACATTGACCACCTCACACACCAAGTCCACATAGACCTTGCGCGAGTCGGGCAGCACGACCTGCACATTGAAGATGACGTTCTCAAACAACACCCGCATAGCGGCATTCAGGGGCCGGTAGCGCAGTCGCACCCTGGCTTTGGTGACGCTGGTATTGGCATCGGCTTTAATCGTTTCCAAGCCCGATAAATAGCGCACATCGGCTGAAATATTACTGGCCACAACGCGCCAAGTGCGCACTGGCTGTCCCAGCGCATCTTGACCCGAAATTAACTGCTGGATCGTGATGCGGTGGCGCATTTGGCCGATGCTCACAAGCCACCCCCATTGACCAAGTAGCGGTTAAGCAAGGCATCAACAAAGCCCAGTTTGACCTGGACACCGCGCCCGTTTGTTTCAGCTTCGCGGTTTTCGTACATGGCAGCGACTTGCAGCTTGATCCACTGCTTGATGCTGGCCGGCACCAAGCTGGCGTCAACGCAACCCGCGACAAAGCGCAGCTTGACGTCACGCGCTTCGCTGGGCCACAGGGTGGCAAAGGCGGGCGCGACGGTGGCAAAGCCAAAGTCGTCGCAGTTGTTCAGCAAATAATTCACCGGCAGCAAGGTTTGAATCACCCCGGCCGCATCGGTGTAACTCAAACTCACAATGCTTTGCACCGGAACTCTCGTCAACACCAGTGCTTCGCTGTAAATGCTGCGGGTGGGCGGGAAGGACTCCCGGCTCAGTTCCCAGGTTTGTGGCATTAACGCGCGCCCGGTGGCCTGCTCGGCCAACTCGGTGGCGGCTTCCAGCAGGGTCTGCAGCAAGGCGTCGTCATCGTTCAGGTCCACCCGGCAGTGCGCTTTGACGTCTGCCAGGCTGACCGGCCAAGTGCTGGGCGCGCTTAGGCGTTGCAAGGCCATTTAAGACTCCAAAGCCAGCTGGGCCGCAGCAATGGCGTTCGGGTGCAAATCGAGCATGCCATGGTGCGCGCCGGTCTGTGCATCAGCAGCGCTCAGGCGGATGACGCTGCCCACGGCGCCGAAGTGGCAGTCCATCAGGACGAAGGCGTCGACCCACTCAGCGTCTGCTGGGGGCATCAACACAGGGGAGATTGGTTTCTTTGTCGCCATACAGGCTCCAGTTCAGGCAATAAAAAAGCCCCTTGAAGGGGCTCGTGGTGGAAATACAGGAGATCAGCGACTCAGCGCGAACCCGTCCTCGCAGGACCTGGCTTGGCCAGTGCGGCTTAAACGAAGATAAAACTCAAGGATTGACGCAGAGAGATCACCGCTTCGCTCAAGCTGGGCGCCTGCAAAGCATTGCGCTTGATGAAGGCGTTCCACTGCGCGTTCTTTTGGACGTCGGCCATGAATTCATCGGACAATCCAAGCGGCAGTCCGACAGGCACCACGGTACGCCGGCGGGCCATGGTGGCGTTGACCGCCTGGTGCAAGATCTGGGGATCGAGCTCGCAGCGGTTCAACAAGACCCAAAGGTCAAAGTAATCTTCTCAACGGCTGTTGGCCATACCCAGGGAGACGATGGCATCGAGTTTTTCTGCCACCACCGTGTAGCGGGGGTAGACCCGCAGACGCGGTGCAGCAAAGCCCTCCAGCATGACCGGGTAGTCGGCCATCTCCGGCGCCGGGGTGACCGCATCGCCATAACCGACATCGACTTGCACCGAGCACTTGGCGCTGTCAATCCAGGCCAGCAGCGTGAGCCGTATGCCGGCGTAGTTGGCCTCTTTTCTGATCTCTTGAGCCTCAATCGTCGCGCCATCAAAGCGAATGCCATCGTCGACGTCCAACTGGCACAGCGCCTCAAATACCCCGGTCAAATGGGGCAACTCAGCCAGGCCAAAGCCCAACAAATCAATGTCACGCGTGGGTCGCAGGGGCACATCAAACCAGAGATCAAACAACAAAGCGCCCTTGAGCAAAAAGTTATCCCGGTGGATGGAGACGCTCAGGCGGTATAACAAGCGTTCCAACGCATAACGCGTCAGCACCCAGGAGAAATCAAGGCCGTCAGCTCGGGCTTTGCTGAGTAAGCGCGCCCGAACCGAGGCCCCTGTGTTGCGCAGCGTCATGTCAAACTTTCCAAATAGGGTCGCATCACGTTGGCCACCCGACAAATCTGCGCGCTTTGCCACAGCTCATCCATCGTGACGCGTTTGGCGCTCCAGGCTTCGCGCAGCGCTTCCAAGGCGACATCCAGGCCAATCTTGTTGCGGTACTTAAAGCAGTCTGCCACCGTTTTGGCCACGGTCGTCACCGGGATCTGAACGACCCCATCCAGCGACTTCTGCTCCACGCCACTAGTCAGGGCCAATCCCGAGAAGCGCACCACGTGCAGCGCCGGGTAAGTTATTACAGGCGAGCGCGCCTTCACATCCACTGCCAGCCACACCTCATAGGGCGACTGCGTGGTCAGGCCATGAATTTGCAGGGCGGTAAGCAAGCAAAAGACGCCCTGCGGGTACTTAAGCGCCACCTCGGCGAGCTGATCATGCTCACTCACCGGGCGTTCACTTGCGCTGTAAATCCCCCGGCTCACGCGGGTCAAGCGGCCTTGCTGCACCAAGCCCGCCAACGCGGCGCGCGCCACCCCGAGGGCCTGCAGATCGCGGGCGCGAAACAGGCCTTGGTGGTGGCTCAGGGCCATGATGGCGTCAGTGGCTTTCATGCGGGCATTATTACATAACGTCGGTAAATTTCAACAACTACAGACATTATGAATGTCACCTTACCCGAGCCGTTGCTCAGACTCAGGTCGCCGAGTTCACATAGACCTTGACCGCACTGGTATCAACCAGGTTGCCCCCGGTGCGCTGCCAGCCGCAGAAACCCACCTGGCCGTTTAATGCAAAGGCCGAGTCATCAAAGCGGCGCAGCGAAGTGCTGTTGGCCACATCACGGATGATGTATTGGCTAAAGTCACCAAAGGCAATCGAGCGCGCATTGGCCGCCATGACCGCCATGTCGTTGTTGACGGTGTAGGCATAGCCGCAAATCGTGCCGGGAATGCCGTCGGCGATACCCTCGTTGTCACCCGGGTTCCAGATCGGGCGCCCGGTGGTGTCTTTGAGCTTGCGTAGCACCGCCAAACTGAGGTCGTTGAGCATGAAGCGCGAGCCCGGAGTACGGTAGGCCACGTTAACGGAGTGAATCAAATCCACCAAGTCGTCGTAGGTCACGCTCAAGGTTTGCCCCGTCAGGCCGGTTTTACCGATCCCCGCGCGGGTGATGGCGCCGGCCGGTTGCGACACCCCGGTGCCCACCGTGTAGTGGCTGTTGGTGATGCGCGCCAAGCGGGTAGCTAAACGGTTGGTGACAAAGGCCACTACGTCGATCACGCTGTCCTGGATCAACTCGACCGGCAGGGCAATCTTCTTACTCGAGTACTTGTAGGGGTTCACAGCCACGGTACCAAAGCTGATGTCCAGGGCAGAGGCGCCAATGTTCTCCGCCACGATCTCGCCGACTTCCGCGGTACCGTCAGAAGCCGGGAAGTTCAGAGCATTGCCACCGGCGGTGCTGATGATTTGCGCCACTTCGCGCATGCCACCGTAGGCTTTCATCTGGTCGATTACCAGCGCGGCAATCTCACTGGGCACCGTGTAGCCACCTTCGGCCGGGGTGGTGGTCGACATGGCGTTGCGAATAGCCAGCGCCTGCTCGGCATTCACATTGTGGCCATGGCGCAGATACAGTGCAGTCGCCGCTACTGCGTCTAAGCCCTCGCCATCCTCCCGGTTGGCACGCTGGGGCGCTGCGTTCTCGAAGAACTTGTCGGCTTCCAGCTCGCGCAGGGCTTCGGTAGCGCGGATCTGGCCTTTAACCAATTCGATCTCATTGGCGTAATTGTCAAACTGGGTCTGGTCCTGGGCGCTCCAGGTCTGGGCACCCTTCTCGGCCAGTAAATGCTTGGCTTGTTGGGCGAGCAGGGCAATTTTTTCTCGCTGGGCTTGAAGGTTTGTCATGGGGGTGGGTCCAATAAAAAAGGGACTCAACAGAGTCCCTAGGGGTTGGCAGTGACCGACTGCGGGCGGAGTTTTCAGTAATCAGGGATGCCGGGTCAGGTCAGAGCAGTTCCAGCAGGCGGGTGCGATTGGCGTGGGACTGGGACTGGGACTGGGCCTGGGCCTCGCTGCAGGCTTGTGTTGACTGGTCCAGCGGCTCTGGGTTGTCTGAGTGGTCGTGGCTGGCTTGCAACTCGTCGCCAACCTGGAGCAGCGCTGGTGGCTCCGGTGGCGCTGGTGGTGATAATTTCTGCTGGACTTGCGGCGCCTTGGGATAGACGCTCAGGTTCCATGGCGGTGCGGCATTGCTGGGCTGGCCGGACTTGTCTGCTGTGCGCTGGGGGGTGATCTGGTCAATGAAGCCGTGGGCCAGCGCTTCTTCTGCCGTCATCCAAGTCTCAGCGTCCATCATGGCCGTGATGTCCTCGGGTGTTTTTTGAGTTTTACGCGTGTAATCATTCACGATGGCCAGCTCAACCTTTTGCAGCAAGTCCGCGGTGTCGCGCATGGCGGTTTTATCACCCCACACCGCGCCACTGGCGTTGTGGATCATGAACAAGGCACCGGGACTCATGTTGACCTCACTGCAAGCCAAGGCAATGCTGGTGGCGGCGCTGGCGCACAAGGCGTCAATGTGCGCTACGGTCTGGCCGGGGAAGCGTTGCAAGGCGGCCATGATGGCGCGGGCTTCAAATACGTCCCCGCCGGGGGAGTTGATGTACAGGTTGAGGACCGTGATGTCCCCTGCCCTTTGCGCGTGTTCAATCGCCGCAATGACCTGAGTAGCTGAGATACCCCAATCCGCGCTGATCACGTCGTACAGGTACAGCGAGGCTTGCAGCGCGCCTGCGGCATCGTTGCTGACCCGGCACAGATCGGTCTTGCTGCGGCTTTGGTTGTCGAGGTGTAGTTGATAAATCGGGTTCATGTGATTCCTAGTTCAGGATGGCAAAAAAAAGGGCATCGTCGTTGTCCAAGCGACGCCGGCGCTTGACCCGAATACGGGTTCGGTAGTCACCGCGCCATTCGTCCTGGCCCACGTTGGCAAAACCTTGCACCGCCAGCACCATGGCAGCAAAACCGAGGCCTTGCAGTGCGATCGCCAAGGGGGTGAGCGTCATTGCCGCGTCACGGTGGTCAAACTGCCCACTTGGGCGATGGCCTGGTTAATGGGTCCGGCGCTGCGCTTGTTGGCACTGACCACCAGTGGCACGGTCAAACCATGCAAGGCGGCCAAAGCTTCAATCCAACTCCCCACATCGCCCACCAAACTGGGTGCACTGCTGGTGGTGATCGTCACAACATCACTGCCGCTGACGACTTGCGCCAAACTACCGGCTGACCGGCTGGTGTCCGTCACTTGTAGCGGGTGGTTGTTCACCAGACCATGCAAGAGCGCCAATTGGTAGACCAGGTTGGCTTGATTCGGGGTCACGCTGTAACTGCTAGCCTGCACCGCACCTAAGGCGTCTGAACTGCTGTCGATGTTGTGCTCGCTTTGACCGGCAATCACCAGCGCAAGCGAACCCTCCCCCAGCATCGCATCCAAGGGCTGCACTTGATAGGCTTGAACAGGAAGCGCACCACTGGCAACACTGCTCATGGCGGTGCTCCCTGATGCCGCACCACTGACCTGCACGATGGCAGTCGCCCGGCTGGCCCACTCAAGCGTCGCGCTCTGCGTGCCCTGCAGCAGCAACTGGCCTGCCACCTCCCCCATTTGGGCGATGCCCGTCGCACTGTGGCCCACCAGGCTGAGGGCGCCGACTGCCACTTGGTTGGTGGAGATGCTGCTGAACGCACTGCCCTGCAAGGCCACTTTTGCTGCGGCTACGCTGGTCTGGCTGCTGGTGGTCGACTGTGTTGCTTCAATGACCTCTACGCCAGCGCCCGCACTGACCACCGCCACACTGTGGCTGGCGACCCCAGACAGCGACACGAGCCCCAAGGAGGTGCTGTGTTGGCTAAGGCTGCTTGCTGCCGTGGCGTTTAAGGCCACAAGTCCAGCAGCACTGCTGACTTGGCGGGTGGTGCTGCTGGCTGTACCCAGCAAAGGCACCGGACCCACCAGGCCGAGCGCTGACGCGGTTTGACTTGCGGTGTAGGCTGCATAGCCCGACAAGCTCACTTGGCCACTGCCCAGGCTGGCTTGCAACAGGGTCTGCGTTGCCTGAGCAATCACTGCTACATGGGCATGTCCAATACTGCTTTGCGTCGTGGTGGTGCTGGCTGTGCCCACCACGGGTAATGCGGCAACCGTGCCAAAAGCCAGGCTGCTTTGCACGGTACTGTGTGAACTGGTTCCACTAAGACCAAGCAGGCCCAAGGCCACACTCGCTTGCGTGGTACTTTGCGCGCTGGTGCCGCTAAGCCCAAGCAAGCCCAGTGATGAACTGCTTTGCGTCACATGATGGGCAGCGGTTCCCAACAGTGGTAGTACGCCTACACCTGTGCTGCTCTGACTCAAGGCCACCGCAGCAGTTGCGGTCAAGCTTAATTGGCCGACCCCAATGCTGCTTTGAGTGGCGCTGTGGGCAGAGATTCCTGTGCTAGACGCAGCTGCTGCCACATTGAACACCAGCCAGCTGACTTTGACCTCGATGGGCACCACGCCCAGCGCCACACTGCTTGGGCTGGTGCTGTGGCTGGCCTGCCCCGCAATCGCCACACGGGCCAGCGCCGTGCTGCTGGTACTGATGCTGGAAACACCCGCGCCATTTAGGGCCGTTGCCGAGGCCTCAAACGCATCCGACTCAAAGGCGCCACTCTCAAACGTGGCACTCATCAGTAATCGGTCTCGATGTAGGCGTTGATCACATCAAGCGAGACCGCCAGCGCGGTGGCGTTGTTGCAGCGCCAAAGGCGCGGCGCCAACAAGGTGGTGTTGGCAGGGGTCTGTAGCCCTGGGGTGGCAGGTGTGAGCGTGCCCCCGATGCTCGTGCCCGTGTCAATGCGCTCAAGCTGGTAGCTGACCTCACCGTTGCTGTTGGGTGGGCACCACAGCATCAAGTCATAGGGCACGCTGGGGTTGGCCGGTGGGAAGTCAGTGCCCAAAGCAATGGCGGTTTGGGCCGCACTGCCGCCACAGACCAGATACAACTGGGTGGCATCGGTGCTCAGTTGCGCCACACCAAAACTATTGAGCAAGGAAGATGGATCGACATTAGTGGGCACCGCAGTCGCACTGGACATACCGACAAACATTCTGGCGCCCGAGACAGTCGCCGCATCGGTGATGGCAAAGCGCACCGAGTAAAAGAAGCCACCATCGCCGCTGCCCGTGCCCGTGCTGAACTGGGCTGCAGGCGCGCGCAAGGAGCACAGCGAGCCTGCGGTGCTGGCACTGGGGTACTGGATGCGGCGCATACGGGTCAGCCGGTTGGTGGTCGCCACATTGCGCGCCGTTGGCGTGCCCACCGCCGTCCAGGCCAAAAAGCCATCCACGCCGGGCAAGGTAGCGGAGTTGCCGGACGGGTTCCAGCGCCCGGACTTTTGACGCCACAGCGAGGGTTGCAAGGCGTAATCCATGCCACTGGGGCCCACCACCGCTGCCATGACCCGGGTGTAGCCCAAGGTGCGGCCAAACAGGTTGAAGTTGCCTTGGGCCGGAACTCCTGGGGTCGCCACCGCCGGGAACGTGACCTCCGAGTCGATCACATGGTTGCTGTTCCAATTGCTCGGCTGCACCAAGGTGGCATCAGCCCCATCGGCTTTGGCACTGGCAAAGGTGTGTTTGATGGCCATGGCGTTAGGTGGAGGCTGAGGTGGAAGTGAGGATGACCGAGAGCGCGCCAGCGCCAATCATGGCGATCTGCTGCGCGGTCAAGGTTTGGGTGTACGTGGTCAGGGTACTGCTCAAGGCATGGCTCCAACTGGCTATCGGGGTGCCGTTTTGTGTCAAGGTCACGCTCAAACCATTGCCGGTGGCACTGCTGGCGCGGTAGCTGATCGTTTGCTCTGCGGTACCGGGGTAACTGGTCTCAGTCAGCAGCACTTCGCAGCTGCTCAAGGCGGTCACCGAGATAAAGTCGCCATCATTGGCCACCGCTTCATCAAGCACGCCGCTTAAGGTCGTGCCACTGCTGGGACTCCACTGGCCGGTGCGGGTGTCACTGGCGGGGCGGCCTAAGGTGGGCAAACTGACCTGGCTGGCACTGCGCCATTCCAAGCTATTTTTAGCCTTGAACAGCTGCCACGGGTTGCTACTTAAACTGCGCACTTGCGCGCTGGACAAGGCCCGGTTCCACACCGCCAGCAGCACTGGTCGGTGGTGCAAATAGGCGTAACGACCGCCGCTGTAGTTGGTGCAGCCCAGCTCGAAGTTAATCGTTGCAGAACTCGGGGCTGTTGTGCCACCCGCAAACGCATTGGGCGTGCCCAACACACCGTTTTGATAGGGCTTGATGCCTTGACTGCCCCAAGTGCCGCACAGGTTGAGCACACCGACTTGGCCGGTATAAGGCAACAGCGCTTTGTTGTTGTCCACCCAAAAGCCGTTGGATTGAAACCCTAAACCGATGTAACCCGCGTCACTTTGGCTCTGGGCGCAGGGTGTGGCCCCAGTGGCGTCCCAGTTGGGCGCATCACTGGAGAGTAAAAACAGCGTGCCGTTGGCGCTGACATACTTTTGCCGCAGGTCCAGGCTTTGGTTCAAAGCCGGGTCACCCACTTCATAGGCTTTGCCCTGCAAGGTAGTAACGGATGGGCAGGCTGGACTGCCACGCGTAACGATCCGGGTGCCATTGACCCAATCCACCGTGCCGTCGGCGCCGCAGTACAGGCTGACCAAGCCCTGGGCCAAAGGGTGGCCCCAGTCAATCGTGCCCGGGGTAGCTGGTTGGCGGGTTTGGCTAAAACGCCGAAGGGTGACGGACATGCTCAGGTGTAGTAAATTTCGCGGTACTGGGCTGACACGCTGGTCCCTAAGCTGACCCCGGCGTCATTGACCAGCACGATGCCCCACTTAGGCGGTACGCAGCCAAAGGCGTTGCTGATCTCAAACTCGCCACGAATCGTGGCGGCCACCGCCCCGGTGTTGAGTTGCACGGTGCCGAGGTAGGTCAGGTTGGTCGGCGCGCCAATGGCCGTGAGCGTTTTATCCGTGCCATCGACGTTGTCTGACTGCGTGGAAGCGCCACTGAAGGTGCTCCCATTGAGCGACTTGTAACCGTACACCACCACTTGCTTGTTGCCGGCGGGCGCGCTGGTGGTGGTCAGGACACTCACCTCCAGCATCACTTGCACCACATTGGTGGCCGTCGAAGTCGTGACCGCCGCGCTGGCTTGATTGAACCCGGCCATCATGCCGCCTGCAGTGATGGTGAGGGCCGTGGCGGGACCGTATTGCAGTGCCATCAGGGGTTACCTGCGGTGATGGTTTTGCTGGTGATGGTGATGTTCTGCCCCACCGCCACCGAGGTGTTGTCCAGGTTGAGGTCACCACCCGTGGCGATCGCCACTGAGCCTTGTTCATGGCAACTAGTGCCCGCGCTGTCGAGAATCCGGTAGTAGCCTGCGGTGCCCGCGCCACTGGCCGCCACCGTCCATGTCCCCAAAAGTGTTTTAGTACCACCAGATGCGGCAGCCATCCAATCGGTTGGTAGGCTCAACGTTGCCAACACTACACCAGTGGCGGCTGCGGCGCAGTTGGCCGGTTGGCTGCCGGTGTACAAGACCAGCTTGGCCGAGGCGCCGGTGGTGGTTTCAATCGAGTCAAGCAGGTTGTTGCGCACGGCAACCGAGTATTGGACGGTCATAGGGGTTCCTGGTTAGGTGACTTAAGTTGGCTAAGTTGGTTTCGATCGTTCAGTGGGTTGGGCTTACACATCACGCTCAATTTGCGTGGCCCGGGTGATCTGGCCTTGGCTGTCACGGATCAGGGTGGTGTCGGTCTTGCGTGTCGGCAGGCTGACCACCACCTCGGCAGGCGCCACATTGACCACTTGCGGCGCGATGTTGACTACTTGCGGTGCAATATTCACCGTCAGGGCGTCGGGTTTTTCGACCAGCACGGTGTTGTGCACGATAGGTGCGGCTTGGGCTGGCATCAGCGCTTCGACATGCACGTTGGTCTCGGGCAGGTTGACGGTGTTGTGCACCACGGGCGCGGCTTGTTCGGGCATCACGGCCTCAATATGCACGTTGGTCTCTGGCAGATTCACGGTGTTGTGCACGATGGGTGCCGCCTGCTCGGGCATCAGCGCCTGCACATGCACGTTAGTCTCAGGCACGTTGACGGTGGTGTGAACGATCGGGGCCTCGGGCGTGGGCAGCTTGTTCTCGACATGGATGGCGGGGGCAGCGATATGAAACACGGGGGCAGGTGCAGGCGCCGCATCGAGTTGCGCGCTGATTCGCACCGCTTGCACCTCGTGGGCATGGCGCATTTCACGCAGAGCGTGGGTGACGTCAGCGACCGCAGCCATGGTATTTGCCACTGCCGCCTCTTGTTGGCGGGTATCCGGGGCAACTGGCGCGGCTTGCAGGCTGCGCGGATCGAACACCTCACCAGCAGCCCCACCGAGCGGGCCCATGCCTTTGGTCTTGCGCACCTCATCGACACTCATCCAGCCCATGCCGGTGCCGGGTCCACCCAAAGCGGCGCGGTTGTAAGCAGCTTGGGCGGCTGAATCGCCTTCGATCAGGGCGTCACGGTCGAACTGGACAAAGCGCCCGGTGTTGCGCGGAAACAGTTTGCGGTTGAGCTCTTGCTCAATGCGCACCAGGTGCGGCTGCAAGGTGTAGGTGACAAAGCCACGGCTCATGGATTCAATGCCACTGCCCCACGAAGTGCTGGCACTGGTCTCGCCAATCATGTGCGGGGGCACACCAAAGGCACGGGCGATGTCGATCACCTGGAACTTGCGGGCCTCCAACAACTGGGCGTCTTGCGCCGACAAGGTGATCGGACTGGCCGTCAAGCCCTCGGTCAGCACCAGCGGGATGCGGTGCGCGTTGTCTAATCCGGCGTATTTGCTGGCAAAGGCATTCTGCAGATTGGCGATCTGCTCGGGGTTCATCTTGCCCTGGGCACTCAGAATCATGCTGGGGTGGGCGCCGTTGGCAAAGAACTTACCCGAGTAGTCGTCCATGGCCAACGCATTGCCCACCGCATTGCGCGCGGCGTAGCTGATTACCGACATCGAGTGCAGGCCGTTAAAACCAAAGCCGGGGAAGTGCAAGAGGTCAGCGCCGTCGAGCCAGGTGTTGATGCCGTAATCCGGCAGGCTCAGGTAATAGCGTACCGAGCCGTCCGTCTGGCGCACTGGGCTGACCGAGGCATGGGGCAAGGGCAGCAACTCGCGCACGCTGCCATTCATAGACCGGCGAATCCAGGTGTAGGCGTCCCCGCGCAGCAACTGCCCCATCGAGACCCCCTCCCAGTGGCTGGCCGCGGTGAACTGGCTGCTGGGCTGCTCGTTGAGTTTGTACCAGAGCTCATCACGCGCCAAGCGCGCCTTGATGTCGCCATCGGTGCGGTACTGGTGCAGCGGCAAGGTGGCAATGGCCCCGGCAATCTTTTGCACACAGGCAAAGACAGCGGCGACCCGCATGGCACTGAGTGCAGTCACTGGCATACCGGCACTGGCGGCACTACTCATGCCCGTGCCAAAGCTGTCCATGACGTCTTGACTGTAGGTCGCGTTTTGGGGACGCACCTCCCCCGCCCCACCGAAACCCAAAGTTTGTGCGAGGCGTTGCAGGAGGTTCATGGAGGATGGGGTGGATGATTAGAAGGAAGACGACGGTAAAAAATAACTGATTAACTTGGTTTTACAAAAGGACAAAGCCTTGTTCGATGTCGGTGTGCTGGGCTTGCTGGTGCATGACGCCCACGGCCATGGCCAAGGCAACTGCGCCGTCAATGCGCCCGGTGGCTTTGGCTTTGTTCATTTTTCTGTTGCCTGCGCCATCGCGCTCAATGCGGGCGTTGGCCATACACATGGTGAGCACCGGGTGCGCGCCATGGGCGAGTTGTTCGTTCAGCAGCAGCTCTTCGAGCCGGTCAATAGCCGGGGCCATGTCTTTGAAGCCTTGGCCAAAGGGCAGCAGCGGCAAGTCCAGCCCAATCTCGTCGAGCTCTTTCTTGAGTAAATCAAAGCGCCAGCGGTCAAAGCCCAGGGCGGCTACTTCGCAGTCACTGAGCAGCTCCGCCATGTCACGCGCCACGGCCTCGTAATCAACGGCTGCCCCCGGGATGGCACGAATCAAACCTTGGGACTCCCACACGTCATAAGGGGCGCGGTCGCGTTTGGCACGCTCATGCAGACCTTTGGCCGGGGTCCAGAAGATGGACTTGACGTGCCACTTGTCCCTAAAAGCGATCATCACCAGGGCGGTCAGGTCGGTCTTGGCTGACAAGTCCAGGCCGACATAGACTGGTTCTTCGTAAAACACCCGGTCATCGGGTTCAGCACTGTTGAGCAGCCAGATGCTGCGTGAGATAAAGGGTGCCATCATCTCCACCCGCTGGTTAAGCACGAGGTTTCGAAAGGTCGGCTCAAAGGACGGCATGCGTTGGGCCCGCTCGGCTTGTTCTTGGACATCAGCCAAACTGCGAAACTTGCCCAAGGCCGGGTTGGCGGCGCGCCAGGCGCTGGCATCGCTCAAGGCGCAGTCCTTAGCCCCCTCAAACAGGTGCGACACGATGCGCGGGTCTTGCGAGGCCTTGGCGTCATCGAGCCACAGGCTGAGCAAGTCACCATCGTTGGGCGCTTGGGTGCTGATCACCATCAGCAAAGGACCGGCATGGGCGCCTTGGGAGGTGGTGATGGCATCGACAAAGTCAGACTGGGGCCCACGCACCTGGCCGAGCTCATCGAGGATCGCCAGCACCGGGGACAGGCCGTGGGCGGTCTTGCCTTCCGCACTGATGGCGCGGTACTCGGTGTTCAAGGGGATGCCGATGAGCTTCTTGCTGCTGGGCACCTCCCGGATGATGGCGCGCAAGGCGGGTGACTGCGCCACCATCTTGCTGGCCAGGTCATAGACGATGGCCGCTTGTTCACGCGACAAGGCGCCGCTGATGATCTGGGCGTTGCGCTTGGCCTCCGGTCCGACTAAATGCACCAACACCAGGCAGGCAATCAAGGCGGTTTTACCGTTCTTGCGCCCAATCGACAAATAGGCCCGCCGGGTGCCTGCCGGATGGGGGTTGGCGTAGACCGCGCGGATGAAGTCCTTTTGAAACTTCTCCAGCACAATGGCCTGGCCCACCTTGGCGCCACTGGGGATGAGGCAGTAGTGCTCGATGAAGCGGATCACCCGTGTGCCGCGGTTTGATGGGGTGGCCAAGTGCGACGCCAGTCAACGGTTCAAGCCGACGTCACTTGGGGCAACGCCGCCAGCAGCCGGTGCGCCAACTCCAGCGGCAGGACCGCCAACTCGACCACGTCAAACTTGTCCGGCTGGGCGCAGCTAAACAGTCGCGTGTTGGCCTTTTTTTTATGGGTGTACAAACCCCCTTCCACCGGCATGCCATCATGGCGGTGAACAACGGCCCAGCGGGTGCAGACGCCCTTCATGGGGCGCAGGCCAAGGTGGTGTCCCCTTCAATCGCCGCAAACGTCATACCACTGGCCTCCAGCGTAGCAGCGTCTCCTGTGAAGTCCTGCCAGCGCCGGATGATGACATCGCAGTACTTGGGATCCAGCTCCATCACCCGGGCCAGGCGGCCGTGCTTGTGGGCGGCAATCACTGTGGTGCCTGAGCCACCAAAGCTGTCGAGCACGATGTCGCTGCCCTTGGTGTTGTTGAGCAACTGGTACTCAAACAGCTCCACAGGCTTCATGGTCGGGTGCTCGCCATTGCGCGTGGGCTTGTTGAACTCCAGGATGGTGGTCTGTTTGCGGTCAGTCGCCCACAGGTGGGCGGCCCCGTCTTTCCAGCCGTACAGGCAGGGCTCATGCTGCCAGTGGTAGTCCTGGCGCCCCATCACCAAGGAGGACTTCTTCCAGATCAGGCATTGGCGCACTTTCCAGCCCGCATCACTGGCAGCGCCCCGAAAGTTATAGCCCTCCGAATCAGCATGCCAGATGTAGAACACGGCACCGGACTTCATCACCGCATCGGCACCGACATACGCATCGCGCAGGAACTGGCGAAAGTCAGCATTGCCCATGGCGTCGTTTTGAATCGTAAGTTTGTCCTTGGTACCGCCCTCATAGGCCACGTTGTAGGGTGGGTCGGTCAGCCACATGTCGACCAAGGCCCCGGCCGTTAACTGCTCCAACTGCTCAATCGAGGTGGCGTCTCCGCACATCACCCGGTGGGGCCCTAAAAGCCAGACATCGCCGAGCTGACTGACCGGGTCAGGGCGCACCTCAGGCACCGCATCCTCATCGGTCAAGCCCGGGGCCACCAGCTCTGGCATCAGGGCGGCCAACTCGGCCGGGGTAAAGCCCAGCAGATCAAGGTTGAATTCAGCGGCTTGCAGGGCTTGGATTTCCAGCAGCAGCATCTCCTGGTTCCAGCCCGCATTGAGGGCCAGCTGGTTATCAGCAATCACGTAGGCCCGGGTTTGGTTTTCCGTCAAGTGACTCAGGCGGATGCAAGGCACGGTTTTAAGGTTCAGCTGGCGCGCTGCCAACACGCGGCCATGACCGGCGATGATGCCGCCCTCGCCATCGACCAGCACCGGGTTGGTGAAACCAAACGCTTTGATGCTGGCAGCAATCTGCGCCACCTGCGCAGGCTCGTGCGTGCGGCTGTTGCGGGCGTAGGGGATCAAGGCTTCGATCGGCAGGTAGTCGATCTGCGACTCAGTGATAACGGTGGTGGAAGACATCAGGGTGGAATCCATGGGTGTAGTCATCGGGCAATCAGGTCATCAAAGCTGTTCAAGGCCCGGCCCAGGCGGGCTTGTCCCTGGCCTTGACCATTGAGGGTGCGGGGGTCTTGGGTTTGTTGGTTCAGGCTTAAGCTGCGGATCAGGGCGAGTTGCTGGCGTTGCAGGTTGTCGATGATGGCGAAGAAGGGGTTGGGCACTTTGGTGCCTCGTTCGTTGACGATGATCGGCCCGCTGCGGTCCAGCAAACCTTGGTACTTGCGGATATCGGCCTCCAATCGCACCGACTTGGCCACAATCAATAAATCGAAATCACGCCAGCCCTCGCGCGTACGCGCGCGGGTGAACTGGCCCCAGATCACCACTTCTGCGTCATCGCGCAGGCTCACGCCCTCGGGCAAGGCCACTTGTTCGCTCAGTTCACTGGCGAGTTTGACGACCTGGTGGATGCTGTTCTTGCCAGGGCGTTGGGGTTTAGTGGCCATGTGCAGGCGAAATTCCGTAAGTTTGTTAAAGCGAAGGAAAGCGAACGGTTACCCGGCAAAGCGCACAGACTTTGACTCCCCCCCACCCTGGGGCTACCGGCGGCGGTGGTGGCGCTGTTTCGTTGTTTTGCACCTGTGTGCGCAGACGTAAAAAAGGCGCGGGGTGAGCGCGCCTGAGGCTGGGTGACTTGAGTTTCACTGGTTTTGCTGACTTATATTTCGAACCATAATTGTTACTACAATCTGACTCATGCCTATTCAAATTAAGCGCAAACAACGCTCTGCAGTAATTAACAGCAGCGGGGAAGTCCGCGAATTGACAGCAGCCGACATGCGGGGATTTAAACCCGCCAGCGAGGTGTTGCCGCTTGCTTTGCAAAAGACCTTGGGCGTGCGACCACGTGGTCCACAAAAAATGCCCACCAAAGTATCAACAACCATCCGCCTCTCCAGCGATGTCGTGCAGGCCTTTCGAGCAACCGGTGACGGCTGGCAAACCCGTGTGGACGCGGCACTGAAAGACTGGCTCAGCACGCACTCCCCGGTTTAAGTGCCGTTTGCGTTCTGGAGTTGCAGGCGCGAAGGTCCTAAGCATCGTGAGGTGCAGTGCCTGGGTCTGAGCAGTCAGCTTTACAGTTGTGCCTTCAAGAGGGAATGGCCCAGCAGGACCCATACGTAACGCACGGTAGTTGGCGGTCAAGTTTATTCATCAGCCACATTAAGCGGACTGACCAGATCAACTTCCACCTCACGCACCAAGCCGCGCAGCATCTCCTGTAGGTCAATACCAAGCGTCTGCAGGCGCTCAGGCTGGGTTTGCATATCTTGGGCTAAAAAGTTGAGAAAGGCACCGACTACAGGATCCTCATCGTCGCCGCCCTTCGAGCGGCTGATCAAAACTGCACCATCGCCTTGGATTTTGTAAAGAATTTTGTCACGCTTACACAGGTGCAACGCACGCCTTACGGGCTCAGGCACGGTGGTCTGGTAGCGGTCGGTCAAGGTCGATTCAAAGTCAAGTACTGTGAGCATGTTCGCCTCTGCGGATAAAAGTGGCACCACCGTAATGCATTTGAAATGACTCGTCAATACTCAGTAAACACACTCAGCTAACTGACGCTTCAGCTAAAACCGTGCTCACCAGCCACCGGCGCCTGATCAAGGCGATCAGGCGACTTGGTCGGCAGCCGCTTTGCCAAACCGGGCCTCTACGATGTCGTAGATCATCCAGTCTTTGCGCTGCTCAGCCAGCTGGGCGTTGTGCACACGTCCCAAGCAGACTGAGACCCACACCTTAAATACCTGCGCTTTGGTTTGGCTTCGCAATCCAGCCACCATCCGCTTGGCCTGCTCAACTTGGGGTTCGCTCATCGGGCACCTGCTTGCCTGTTAACTTTTACAGGTGCCGGTAAAGATCGCCGCTACATACCGACCGTAATCACTTCCTTCAGGGTTGACATACAGATAAGGCCTGCCGGGTGCGCAGACTTCCACACAGAAGTAGGCATCGCCTTTGCCGCCACCTTTGCCGGCTAGCCAGTCACGCGACTTCAACAAGTGGCTGGCAAACTCATCAAACGCGGACGGGCTCAGCACCCGGGTCTCGGTTACCCACACCCGGTGCAGACCTTCGCCGCCCAGCGCACTGAGGTTTTCTGGCTTGCGGGCAAACGGCAAGCGGATGCTGAGTTCCTCAACTTCAATCATCTGGCCATCTCTCATGACCTTGCGGGGCGTGCGCTCTATGGTGATGGTCATGGTGCTCATGCGGGTGCTCCTGCTGGGGCCAACCGGTAGATGCGTTCGCCACCGGCGTCCTTGCTGGAGGTGATGACCAAGCCAAGCTTTTTCTTAAAGGATCCAGCCAAGGCGCCGCGCATCGTGTGCGCTTGCCAATGGGTCAGGGCGCACATTTGCTGCAAGGTCGCGCCCTCGTCGCGTTGCAGCAAGGCCAGCACCTGGGCTTGTTTGCTGGGTGTGCGCTGGCTTGACTTCTGTGCTGCCTGATCAGCTGCGTTGGCGTTGGCTATCACCGCATCAAGGGCCTCCAGCGTCACAGGGGCGCGTCGCGGCAGGCCTAGGGCGGCGTAGCCTGGTGCGGAAACAAACCAGTCGGGGCCTTGTCGGGTGATCAAGTCGCGCTTGCTCAGGCTACTGAGCACTTTGGCTTTCGCGCCACCTTTGAGGTTCTCGGGAAACCAGAGCAGTCGGCCTTCGGTTGTTAGGGCGGCGTGTTGCAGCACTTGGGTTTGCGTGGCGCTGAGGTCGGCGCTCATGTGGTGGCTCCTGGCGCCTTGGCGGCCTTCAGGGTCTTGGCGGCTTCGGTGCGCTCTGCCTGCTTGCCAGCTTCAAACGCGGCTTGCAAGGCGCTCTTAACGCTCCAGACGCTCACATCATGGAAGTCGAGCTGGTCGCTGCGTTGGGTCTGCAGGGTCTCGATCGAGAGGTGCTGGCGGGCGATGTGTTCGAGCAGCTGGTCCAGGGCTCGTTGTGTCATGCTGTGGTCGATTTTCATGGGGGAGGGTCTGGGTGGTTGGTGATGACGCTAGTAACGCTCTGTTTAGCCCATAAGCCAAGCACCATCTGGCCATTTTTTGGGTAATGATTGATCAGGCGTCAATAACTGGCCAACCATCCAGGCCGATCACGGGTTTGACGCGCTGCCCCAGGTCCACCGCCGTCTTGTCCACATGACACGAGGCGCACAGGCCTTGCAAATTCTCATCCTCGTTGCCGCCACCGTTGACCAGGGCTACGATGTGGTCGAGCTCACTGGCCAGGTTCAAGCGCCCTGCCCGTTGGCACGCCACACACAAGGGCTGGGCACTGAGCAGTCGTCGACGCAGGGTTTGCAGAGGGCGCCCCCGCAGGCGTTGGGTCTTCTGCGTCTGGGACGCGTTGTTAGCGGCCAAATCCGATCAACTGATCGCGGCCGCTGCTCATGGCGCAGGCCATGGCGTGCCCGTTAATTTGTAGGCTTGGGCCATGTATTTTTCCAGAATGCCCACCAAGGCTTGCGCTTCGGCCATTGAAACCGGTGGAAAGGGGGAGTGGTAGGAGGTCTCATTTCTGCGGGTGTGCGCCTTGATGATGAGCGCCATCTCTGCGGGTGACATTTTTAGATCACTGCTCACGCGCTGGATGACGAGGTTTCGCCCTGCACTTTTGGCCCGCACACCGTAGTACTCCTGCACGGCTTGCACCAACTGGAAGTAGCCCTCATAGGCTGCGGTAAAGCGCTGCATTGACAGCTTTTCTTCAATTTGCCGGGCGCTGGACAGGTAGTTTTGCGCATTGAGCAGGTACATGGCGATGGCGCCAGGCGTCTGCGCGACCTCTTCAAGGGCATGGGTCTTGAGGAGATTTTGATATTCAATGGGCCGTTGCATGGGGAAGAATCCTTATTTTTGAGTCTTGCGAAATCTGAGCCAATACCGGGTCATTTTTTTGCAGCTGTGCCCACTCCGGTGAACTGTAGAGATTTAAATGCACTGGGCGCCCAAGCACCGCCTCCACATTCAACATGGCGTCGGTCAGCGCCATCAGTGGGGCGCTCCCCACCACGATCAAATCGATGTCGCTGTGGTGGGTATCCGTGCCTTTTGCCACTGAGCCAAACACAAAGGCTTCTTCGATCTGGGCAGCAAAGAGCGTCAGTGCTAAACGCAATGGCTCAACCAGGCCGAACGACTTCAGCACAATGCCGCGCAACTCAGGGTAAAGAAAAAAACTTGTGTTGACTTTGATGCTGCGTTGACGCGCACGTCTGGGGCCTTCTTCCAAGACCCCGGCGGCCAACAAGTTTTCTATCTGTCGCTGACCACCACCGCGCCCGCCACCGGCCTTGACCAACAGCTCGTTGAGTGCAAAGCTTTGTGTCGGGTCCACAAATACCAAGCCCAGGACTTTTTGCATGCTGGGTGTAAATAAAAAATCTGCTGCGCTCATGGATTCTCCACAGTCAGGCCAGTGCCTCACGTTCGGATGAGTATCGCATAAATCCCCTAAGTAGGGATGTAAATCCCCTTCTTAGGGATTAACCAAGTGCAATGGAAGCAGTCAGCCGGTGGGGTTTACGTTCAACTCTTGTCAGAAGATAGCTCAAATATAGCCCTAAACGCTCAGAAGTGTTGCACGCGTTTTGAGCGTAAAAAGGGACAAGGACCGAATGCGGGGACTTGTGGCCCACGCCTTACGCTGCGTGGCTCAGGGCGTGTGAACGCATTGACTGGCCTAGCGCAGTTTTTTTCCTTGATTGAGCTGTTCGGCCATGGTGTGCAGGGCTTGTTGCCAGTGGCGCCAGGCGGTGCTGCGGTCACAGGCAAAGCGGATGCCGATCTCGCGCCAGCCGTAGTGCTGGGCCCGCATCCACACCAGGTGGCGCTGCTCCACCTCGAGCCACTGCACCCAGCGCATGACCTCGAGCATGCGTTCGACATCACGTGGGCTGGGGGGACTGGGGCGCAGTACGGGCGGCTCAGCGGCGAACGCCTCCCAGTGGCTGCGCGCCACCACGGGCCAGGCGTTGAAGTAGCCTTGCACCCGCACCGGTGGCAAACGCCTACTAGTCTGCGCGGCCTCGATGAGGCGGTTGGCAACCTCCTCGGCACTGCACAACAGGCTGGGGCGGGCTGGGGGCGTCCCCGGGATGGCGGCCTTATGCATGGCGTGCTCCATACAGGCGCTCACCCAAGCGTTGCACCCACTGGCGCTCATGCCAGTCCAGGCGCGGGTCGTCGCAGGCGATCACCAGGATGCGTTGGGCCCGCCAGCCTTGGGCTTTGACGGCCTCAAGGTCGGTGCAGCTGGGTTGCAGGCGCCCCAGGGTGGCGCTGTAGTAGGGGGGTGGAGTTTTCACATCAGCTCTCCTGGGTGGCCAGCGCCCAGTGCAGCAGGGCCAGGGCGTCGGCTTCGTTGTCGTCACTCACCGGGTGGCCGTGGGCACGCATGGCGGCCATGACCTGGGCCTTGCTGGCGTTGCCTTGGCCGGTGGCGTGCTTTTTGATGGTGCCCACCGGTACCCCTTGGTACGCGATGTGGTGGTGCTCGCACCAGCTGGTCAGCGTGGCCAGCAGGCCGCCGTACACATGGGCGGCGTCGACACCGAGGTGGCGCCGGACCTCCTCGAAATAGACGAGGTGGACGTCACCGGTCAGGCCTTGGAGCTCAGACAGCCAGCGTTTAAAGCGCAGGTAGCGCATGCCACCGCCCTCAAAGCGTTGGGGCTTGAAGCTGGCAAAGCCGTGCGCAATCTGGCCCTCCCGCGGCTGCATAGCCCAGCCGGTGGTGGTACCGAGGTCGAGACAAAGAATCGTTGGGGTCATCATTTTTTTTCAATTTCAGGTGGAGTGACCGAAGGTGACCAGAATCTCGATAAGTCTTTAGCGTGCGCACGCGTGAGCGTTAATCGTTAAGACGGTCACCTTCGGTCACTATTGGTTTTTTTGCTTCAATTTCAGGTTGGAGTGACTGGGGCTAATCGTCGGCATAGGGCAAGCGCCCGCCGTAGTCTTTGGCTTTGAGCGACAGGCCAGCCAGTGCTTTGATGCCACCCGTCAGACGAACCCGGGCAAAGCCGCGGTTGGCTAATTGCTGTGCCAACCAGCGACTGGTGCCCACATACTCGCCAAGCCGGCTTGCCCACTCTTGCCAGCGGGCAAACACATCGACCACACTGACTTTGGCCGGCGCACAGAGTTGCGCCTCGGCAGTGAGGAACTCCGCAATGGCGTCTTCCTCATCAAAGTACGCCTCGGTTGCCGCCAGCACCGAGGCCGGCGGGTTCAGGCCGCTGGCCTGCCACCGCAAGCACCCCTGCACGGCCCACGCCATGATGGCGTCGCGCTCCATCAGCAGCTTTTCTGTCAACTTGCCGTCGCGCCGGGCTGCAGGAATGGTGACGGTAAACGGGATGAGGTGAACCCGTCGCTTCATGGCTTCATCAACATTGCGAATCGACGGCTTGTGGTTGCCCGCGATCAGCAGCTTGAACTGGGGGAAGTACTCAAAGAAGTCCTGACGCATGAAGCGCGCAGACACCTTGTCACCCCCGGTGATGGCCTTGACCTTGGACTCGTTCCAGCTGCGCCCCTGCTCGGTCTCGATGCTTGAGACAAAGCGGGCGCCGCGCAGCCCGGCCAGGTCGGTTGGGTGGCGGTCCCCCCGGGTGTCCATGAAGGTATCCATGGGGGCGTTGGCCGCGTAGTCGCCCAAAATGGTGGACAAGACGTTGACGAAGACCGATTTGCCGTTGGCACCGGTGCCGTACAGAAAGAACAAGGCATGCTCACTGGTGACCCCAGTCAGGCAGTAGCCCACCACCGCTTGCAAGTAGTCCATCAGCGCCTGCTCGCCATCGGTGATGTCGGCTAAAAACCGCAGCCAAGTCGGGCACTCGCCCCGCGGCGCGGCGGTGGCGATCTTGGTCATGTGGTCTTGGCGCTGATGCGCACGCAGTGCGGCGGTACGTAAATCAATTACCCCAGCCGGCGTGTTGAGTGCCCACACATCGGCATCCCACTGCTGGGTGGTCCCGGCATGGCGGCGATCACTGCGCGCGAGTCGCTCGACCCCACCAATCGTGCTCGAAGCAGCCAGTTTGCTTGCCGTCCTGGGGCTGCTCGATTGCAGCGCAGCAAAGCGACAGACTTGGCGCACCAAGTCCGAGGCCGCCAAGGTGTCCTCACTGCGCCAGCGCTGGCCATCCCACACCAGCCACTTGCCCCAGGCAGCAACAAAGCGCCAGTCGTGCTGGTAGCGCTGGGTAAAACTCAAGGCCAGCGCATCGTCACTGCCCCACACCGAGTCCTCCAGCACATCAGCACTGGCATCGGCACTTGCATCGGCGTTGGCGTCTGATTTGGCAGCGGCCCTGACATCCACGTTAGGTGGGCACTCAGCCTGCGGACGAATCGCCGGCAAATGCACCGCCAAGCTAGGCCCGTTGGCCAGCAGCGCCGCGACATCCAAGCCTTCGGCCAAGGCATCAAAGCAGTCCCAGCCCGGCGCCTTGTCCTGCGGCGGGTACAGAATGGCGCAACTCAGCGCCTGGGCCAACAAGATGGCTTGCGACGCTTTCTCCGCATAGGCCCAACCGGGCACGTCCTTGTCCGGCCAGATCAGCACATGCTTGCCCGAAAGCGGCGTCCAGTCGGTCTTGTCCACCGGTGCGTTGGCCCCATGCATGGCGGTGGTGGCGCACACACCGATGTCCATGAGTGCCTGGGCACACTTTTCTCCTTCGACCAGCACCACCCGCTGGGCGTGTACCAAAGCGGGCTGGTTGTACAGCGGGCGGGGGTCCGGTGGCGCCATTTTGCGGCGCTGCGCATCCCAGGGCCGAAACACCTTGCGCTGGCCCGGGGGGTCAAAGCGGTACACCACGGCCAGCAACTTGCCGTGGGCATCCAAGTAGTCCCACTTGGCGCTGGCCGGGCCGAGTTCATCGACCGGCTGCTCAACGGGACGCGCGCTGCGTGGGGGCACTGGGCGCAAGGACTGCACCACACCGGGCGCCGGCTGACCCAGCCACTGCGCCGCCCGAGCCAGCACGCCGGCAAAGTCGGTGTGCACGTTGAGTTGGTAGTGCGCCCCCAGCAGGGCGAACAAATCACCGCCCTGCCCGCTGGCCCGATCCGTCCACAGGCCCGCTTTTTCTCCTGTGAGCACCACCTCCAGGCTGTCGCCCGGGCTACCCCGCACGTCACCCACCACGAAGGTGCCACGGCGCACTTTGCCGGCGGGAAACAAACTCGCCAGCAGGGCTGGCAACTGCGCCAGCAAGGCCAGGCGCAGGCTTTCGCGCTGGTGCTCACGGGTCGACTTAAGGGTCGACTCACGGGCCCGTTCTTGGCTTGGCTCACGCCTGGCAGCAAGCGCCGGGGCACCAGGGTCAGGGTCGTTGAAATCCATCATTGGGCCAACCCCGTCTCATCGGCATCCTGTGCCGCCAAGGGGCGAGGCGAGACTTTGTTTTGCGCCACCCAAGCTTCTAACTCCTGCATGCGAAAGCGCACCAGGCGCCCGAGCTCATAGTGCGGGATGCGGTAGCGCGTGCGCACCCGGTGGTCGGTAAACCAAAACAGCGGCAGGCGCAAACCTTGGGCTGCCTGGCGGGCATCGCTCATGGCTTGGACGGCGTGATCAGGGCCATGGTCATGGTCGTCCTCATGCTCAGCGTAGAGGTCATCAGCGGCGCCCTCAGTTGAGGCATCACAGGCCATGTATCCAGGGGGTTTAGTGTCCATCGGTTTCATTAAGGGGTACTCCAGCAGCGCTGTGTGTAAGCGCAAAACTTGCATTCAAAGTGGGCGGGGTCGGTGAAGGCGCGGGGCAACAAGTCACCGGCCTGACTGGCTTCGATCACGCGCACCGCACGGTCGGACATGCGCTGCGCCAACGCCGCATCAAAGGGAATCAGCTCCGCGTAGATGTCCATGGTGTCGGCATTGACCGCGGTAAACAGCGCGGGCTGCTCGTGCAGGCCCAGGTAGCACTGGTAGAGCGCGATTTGCGCGGCGTAGACGGGCTTGGCTTGGGCGAGCGACTTTTTTTGCACCTCGCGCCAGGATTTACTCCCCAGGCATTTGTTTTCCCAAAGGGCGGGGTAGCTAAAGCCCTGTGGGCCGGCCATCAGCACGCCATCGATGTGCCCGCGCAGGCGCCCACCGGCACTGGCAAAGCCAAACTGCTGGCCTTGGGCACGCTCGGTGTGCAGCGTAAAGCCGGCCTGACGCAGCCAGCCGATGACCATTTGCTCGCTTTGGTGGCCGCGCTCAAAGATGCGCAGCAAGCGCCCCGAGAAGGCCCGCCCGGGGTCCACTGCAGCCTTCACGTACTCAAACTGCAGCTGGCGCTCACACGCCGCGCCCAGCCTTGAGGCGCCCAGGTAGTCGCGCGCCGGGGTGGCCTGCTGCTGGGCTTGCAGGGCCTGCTCGATCAGGGTCTCAAGCCGCTCGGACAAGACCCGCGTGGAGTTGAAGTCCATCATGGCGCGTCCTCCCACGGTTGGTCGCCCACCATGCCCTCAAACGGGTTGTCTGAGAGGTCAGGGTCTGAAGTTTGCAGCGCGTTTTGCGACGAGTTTTGCGACGAGTTTTGCAGCGGCGCTTGAAAGGGATCCCGCACAGGCGTGCGCCCAGGCATGCGCACCGCCGGGTAGTGGCTGCGCTCATGCTGGGCCACCATCTCACCCACATAGCAACCCACAATCGCTTCAATGACTTGCAAAGCCTGGGCTTCGGAGTAGACACCCAAGGCCAGCTCAAAGCCGATGGCACTGGCAGCCGTGCCAAAGGCTTTGAGGCAGCTGCGCATGGCCGCTTGTTCTAACGGGGTGACATCAACCATGGCGGCCTCCCCGGGCAGGCCTTGTGCCAGCGCAGCGCGCCAAGCACCGTAGCTTTGGTGAAACGCGGCCTGACAACGCCGCGAACAAAACACCCAGTCGACGGGATAGCGCCGGGGGTCGCCGATGCGGTGGCGATTTTCTGAATGGCCATAGGCGCGGGCCTGGCGGGTACAGATCCAGCACTTCACACGCGGCGCCCATCATTGCGCCCAGGCCGGTTTGCCCGGGGCTGCGGCAGTGGGTGCGCTGGGCACTGGCAACGTCGGCTGTGTCGTCTGTGTCAGCTGCGCCATGTGCTGCGTCATCTGTGCTGTCTGCGGCACCGGCATCAAGTGCGTCATATGGGCGCCGTAGTCTTTGTGGTCGGGCTCGATGATGAGTTTGATCACGTTGCGCTCGTCACCGCGACCGTCTTTTTCCACATCAACACGGGCTAAAAACTCCAGGCCGTCGAGCTCGGCAAAGCTGCCAATGCGCCGGGCCTCGTTGGCCTGCGCGCTGTGGTCTTGTGGCGCCACGCGCCGGGCACTGTTCAAGGCGGCGCGGATAAAAGCGCGCCCCATCTGGCCCCACATCGCGCCTTTGGCTGAATGCAGTCCGATGTTGGACCACAGCTTGCGTTTGGCAAAGGGGCCGGCGGTGACGATGAACTCGGCGGCCAAATAGACCGCGCCACTCTCCAACGACTGGGTGGCGTAGCCGCCCGTCCAGCCTTGGCTGAAGTCATCAAAGCCGCCAGGTTTGAGGCTCATGCGCACCGCCACCAAGCTGCCCTTGGGGATCAGGTCATAGGCGCCTTGCTGAGCCTGCGCGTCGTTGAAGTCATTCCAGGGCGTCACTGGGGCGGGGAGCGTGTGGGTGTGGGTGTTGGAGTAAGAGTGGGAGGGGTTCATGAATATCCTTTAGTTGAAAGTGGGGATTGGGGTCTGGCGGTCGTGGCTGAGGCACTTGGCGATGAGCTTGGCAAGGTCAGGCGCCTCCAAGGCGTCCAGGCGACCCGAGCGGTCTTTGCTGGGGTAGCCATACGGGTTGTCGGCCCGGGTGACAAAGGCGCGGTAGGGCGTGCCGTCCTCGGTCTTGAGCAGGGCCAGCGTGATCACCTCGTCAAGGACCCCTGGCAGCTCCAAGGCGGTCTTGCTGCCTTCGAGTTGCAGCCCGAAGTGGCGCCGGTTGTACTCATCGGTTTTTTCTTCCAAGATGGCGACGTAGATCACGTGCTTGTCGCGCACGTGCTGCAAGTGCGTCAGCGCCGTGATCATTTCCTGGCCCAACAAGCCGTAGGCGCCGCGGCTGTCGGGTTTGCCGGTTTTTTCACTAAAGGCGCCGGGCTGGTTTTTGCACCAGGCCAGGCACATGCGCGACAACACGGTCAGGCTGTCGACAAAGTAGGTGTCGTACTTGGCAAGCTGAGCCGGGTCACCGAACTGGGCACAGACATGGGCAAAGTGGGCCGGCGAGAACGCCTGCTCGACGCTGGCTGAGGGCATGGGGCCGGCCAGAAACACCACCAGATCACGAAACTCGGGCCAGGTGCGTGGGCGCAAGGTGTCGCCCGCCCAGTCCAGGATCGACAGGTCGCCCGCTTCGGTGTCGACAAACAAGGTGCGCTGGGCATCCAAGGTGCGGATCTGGGAGGTCTTACCCGAGCCGGGCACCCCGATCAGAGCGATCTTGGCGCAGCGTTTCTCCGCCAGGCGCTGGTCAGCTGAAATAATGGGCAGCATCACAGCACCTCCTGTGGCGCATCCAGCGTGAGCGCAAAGCTGGGCTTACCCGGCTCCAGGGTGCGCGCCGGCGCGAACTGCTGCTGCAGGGCGGGCGGCCAGTTCGCATACCGTGACTCTGGGACTGAGAGCTTGATGTCAAGGTAGCTCTCGGGCGCCTCGCCAGCGGCGCTGATGCGCTGGGCGATCTCTTTGAGCAGCGGCTGGTCCCAGCTGATTTTTTTCGGTAAGTCAAACTTGATGCGCAAGGCGCCGTCCTGGAAATGGGCGGTGCCAAAGTCTCGCCCGCTACTCAGCAGGGTGCTGCGCCCCTGGGGGCCAAAGCGCTGCTCCAAAGCGGTGTCGAGTTTGCTGCGGGTCTGGCGCGCCCAGAGCACCAAAGCGTCCAGGTTGGCATCGGCTTCTTGCAGCTGGTGGGCCGGCAGTTGGGCTAACTGGTGCACACTGAGCTCGGTCAGGTGCGCAGGAAATACGGTTAACGGGTGCATGCAGGTCTCCTTAAGGGTAGGCACGGGCAAAGGTGGAGTGGCGCGAGACCCGGCGCTCATAGGCCTCGATGTCGCCCAGCAAGTAAGTGACGCGGGCGCCGAGCTTGCAAAAGATCGGCCCGAGTTGCTCCTGGCGCCAGCGGCGCAGTGTTTTAACCGACAGGCCCCAGCGCTGGGCCAGCTCGGTCTCGTTAAGGGCTAAGCGCGGTATGGGGCGCGCGCGCTGCGGGTGGATGGGCCGGCTTTCGCCGCAGGGGTGTTTGTGCATGTGAGGTGCCTCCTTGTTGAAATGGCACCTCAAATTTTGTTCACGGATTTACGGGGTGCTTACGGTCGGACTTACGCTTAAATCTACGGATTGCAGGTGGCGGCGCACTTGGTAGTAGCCCCCGGCGCGCACCAGCTGGAGGTACTGCTCGCGCTGGGCTTTGCCGCCAAACGCCTCGTCAAACGAGCGGTAGCCGCAGTCAATGCGGGCGTTGACCTCGGCCCACTTCAGGACCGGGGGCGTCTTTTGATCACCGCCCCACATGAATTTGAGGATCGAGGCACACCGGGCGCTGACCAGTTGGGAGTGCTGGAAATGCGCCAGCTTGACCCGGCGCCCCTGCAGGAACTGGGCTGGCTCGCGCTGCTCTAAGCGCGAGACGTAGCCGCGCAGCACCCGGTCCAGGGCGCCGGCATCAAAGGCGTCTACCCCGTCGGCGACACTGACCAGCTCGCCCAGGCTGCGCACCGCATGGTCGCGGGCGAGCACCTCACCACTGGGGGCATGGCACAACAGCACCCCCTCGCGCGCCCAAATCGCGTCCCCCAGCACCCGCTGCATCTGGGCCAGCGGTGCCCGGCGCCAACGCCGTCCGACAAACACCGGGGCAAAGTCATGGGTGCCGGCAATACGCACCTCGCCCAGATGCCACAAATGATCGGCCACCCGCAGGCGCTGGTTGGAGCTGTGGCGCGGCTCCAAGGCCATCAACTGGCCCAAGTCATCGAGCCATTGCATGACATTAAAACGGTACAGCGTGATGTCTTGCAGCGAGCGGGTCAGCACTTGGCGCCGGCGCTGCGGGTTGCGGTAGCGGTAGACACCGGCGAGCTCGTCGATCTCCAGGCAGACCTCCTCCATCGAATCGAGAAACGGCACCATGTCATGGCTTAAAAAGCCATCTGCCACCACCCAACGCCGGCGAATAAAGGTCTCGCGCTGGTGCCCCAGGCTGTGGTGGCGCACGCGCACAGCCAGACTGTGCTGGCGCTCCATCAAACTCAAATACGCACAATAGGACGGCTCATCAGGCGTCACATAGCACCCCTAAGCGGCCCAGCTGCGCGAGCACGCAGCGCCGGTCGTCCTCGGTCTTGCTGGTGTCGTTGAGGCCATTGGGCCAGGTGATCTGCACCGCCACACTGTGCGCCCGGCGGTGCGTCTGGGCCGCCAAGTGCAGCACCAGCTTCACCTGGGACAAGGTAAAGCCGCTCAGGTCGTCAAGCCCGTAGTCATGCTGGGCCACTTGGTAAATATGGCGTTGGTCGCGCCGGTCACAACTCATCAACAAGGAGCTGGTGAGTTGCTGCGCCATGACGCGGGCGTTGGCCTCGTCGGTGGCGCGGGCCTCCAAGGGGTGGGCGATGCGCACTTGCAAAATCGAGATCGCCTGTACCCCCTCAATGCGCGCGTCTTGCAAGCGCGCCAGTATGTCTTGCGTGGAGAAGCCGACTAAGTTGAATTCACGCAGCGCCATGCTGTGCAAAGGCCCCGCGCAGGCCAGCACCAGCTCGCCAAACAAGGTGGCCAAGTCCTGGCGCAGCCCCTTGTCTTCGCAGTACACCCCCAATGCCCCGGTGCGGGCCTCCCAGGAGAAGTGGATCGCCACGGCTGCCGGCTCCTCCACGTCGTGCACCTCGCCTCCACTCAAACGCTTGAAGTGCACCACCGAGCCGTTAAAGGTCGCCGTCACCGTGTGCAACTGCACCAAGGCGTGTGCCGGGGTGAGGCCGCTCGGATCAGGCGCAGCCCCCGTTAAGGCCGGGGCCGCCCGGGTGAAGCTCTCAATCAGGATCTGCTCGGCATCGACCAGTGCGTAAAGCTGGGCAATGCGCTGGCGCAACAAGGCCTTGACCTCGGCACTGAGCGTGGGTACCACCCCTTTGGGGCCAAGGTAGTGGCTGGTGAAACACTCCGAGCGCCACTGCCGGTGCAAGGCCTGCTGGCGCTCGGCCTGATCAAAGCGCTGCTCCTGGGGCGCCCCCCTCAAGGGGAAGTCTTGCAGCAGCAGCAAATGCAAGGCACGGCTGTAGCGGTCCAGGGGCGCTTGCAAGACCTCAGCGTCCAAGCCCGACTGCGCATCGAGCAAGGCCGAGGTGGCCTGCGCACCGTAATCATCATCGAGCAACACCACCCGTTCGGCGGCATTTTGCAAGCGCTGTTGTTGGGCGGCAGGCCAACGCGCCACCTCCTCAAACCACACCGTGCGGTCCGCGCTGGGCAACACCCCAAAGGCGCCTTGGGCCAGCACGGCCAGGCGGCTCAGACCTTGCCCGCTGATGCGTGCCAACAGCACCAGCACCAAGTTGGGTTGCTTGACTTTGCGCAGCAGGCTCACAAAGTGCTCCATGCCGGGCAGCAGCTCTGGGCCGCCGTCGCAGGCGTGGGCCTGTGGCGTGGGCGACTGGGTCGGTGGCGTGGTCGGTTCAAGTGTCATCAGCGGGCTCCCTTGGGTGATAAAAATTGTGTGATTGCGTAAATAACTAAGCGTGAAAGAGAAAAAAATGCCGACACAAAGTCGGCAGCCGCAGGGGCGAAGTGGGGAAACTGGAAACGGGTTAACTAAGCGAGCCCACCACAGGGCCCACCGTGCGCAGAGTGCCTCAATCTAAGTGTGCAGACGCTCTCGGTGCTGGTGCACGATCTGACCCAGATGGGCACGCAGGTCGGGCGGCAGGCGACCGGCGGCGACAAAGGCTTGGTCCGGGCTTATCTGCAAGATGCAGGCGGCCAGCGCGATCAGCTCGTCCTTGGGTGGGTTTTCTAATGCGCGCTCAATGCGTGACCAGTAAGGGGCCGACAAATGAAGCTGGCCGGCCAGGTCTTTCAAGGTCATGCCCTGGGCTTCGCGTCGCTGTCGAATAAAGCTGCCAAATCCCATGTCGTGACCCTGTTGTGTGATGGCTTAAGGGGTTCATCGTATTTTTTTATTGACCCAGGTCAATTGAGAATTCGCAACTTACAGCCAATTCAAGTCACTTCAGTCCACCGCGCAGACGCACCGCAAGTGCCCGGCCTTACCCGCCATGGCTCATGTGCTGTGGCAAATCCGGCGACCATAAAGGACGCTTTACTCATCCTGACTTGTGCCATGAACACCTATGAACTGATCTCTGCCCACGCCCTGTCTCCCCGCTCGCGGGCCTTGGCCATTACCCACGTGCTGGCCACGGCACTTGCGCGCACCTCTGGGGTAGATGCATCCCCGCTGCGCACCAGCAAGCCGGCCTTAAAAGGGGCCACCAAACCGGCAGCACCGATAAGCGCAAGAGCGCCTGCAATAAAACTTGCCTTTGTGCCCAGGCAGAGCGTTCATACCAACCCGTCTTCACTGGAGTCATTTTGATGAATCACACCCCAAGCACCTTAGCCGCACAAGTGGCCGCCCTGCCCACCCTGCCGATGCACGAGTTATGGCCATTGTGGGACCGCTTCTTTAAGCGCCGCCCCGACAACCCCAACCGCGCTTACCTGGAGTCCCGCCTGGCCTACAAGTTGCAAGAGGCCGTCTTGGGTGGATTGGCACCCCAGACCCAGCGCCGACTGGCCAACATCGGTCAGCAGTATTCCAAAATCAAAGCACGGCGCAGCACGCGCACCGTCGAGTTGGCGCCAGGCACCCAACTGATCCGGCAATGGGGCGAACGTGAGCACCAGGTGACGGTCAATGCCGACGGGCACTTTGACTACGAGGGCCACAGTTTCAAAAGCTTGTCAGCCGTCGCGCGCCACATCTCGGGCACACCTTGGTCGGGCCCCTTGTTTTTTGGTCTGAACCAAGACCGGGGAGAGGCCACATGACAAGAGCCCAACAGCAGCCCCCATTGGCCCGTGCCCGCGCTTCGGGTACGACTGCGGGTACCACCACGGCACCCCCGGCCCTGCGCCGCTGCGCCGTGTACTGCCGGGTCTCCTCGGATGAGCGTTTGGCGCAGGACTTCAACTCGATTGACGCCCAGCGCGAGTCTGGCCAAGCCTACGTGACCAGCCAACGCGCTGAAGGTTGGCGCGCGGTGGCCGATGACTACGATGACCCGGGGTTTTCTGGTGGCAATACCGAGCGCCCAGGCTTGAAACGCTTGTTGGCCGACATTGAGCGTGGGCTGCTGGACATTGTGGTGGTCTACAAGATTGACCGGCTCACCCGCAGTCTGGCGGATTTCTCCAAGATGGTGGAAGTGTTTGAACGCCAGGGGGTGTCATTTGTATCTGTCACCCAGCAGTTCAATACCACCACCAGCATGGGGCGCTTGATGCTCAATGTGTTGTTGTCGTTTGCCCAGTTCGAGCGCGAGGTCACCGGTGAGCGCATCCGCGACAAGATTGCGGCCAGTAAACGCAAGGGGATGTGGATGGGCGGGGTGCCGCCGCTGGGTTATGACGTCGTGAACCGCTTGCTGGTGGTCAACGAGGGCGAGGCGGCAGTGGTGCGGCGTATTTTTACGGACATGCTGAGCGTGGGCTCACCAACGCTGATTGGGCGTGCCTTAAATACCGAAGGCATCACGACCAAAACCTGGACCACCCAAAGCGCTCACGTGCGGGTGGGCAAGCCCATCGACCGCAAGTACCTGTACGCCTTGCTGCGCAACCGGATGTACCTCGGCGAGGTGTCGCACAAAGGCAGCTGGTTTGCTGGCGCACAGGACGCCATCATTGACCATGGCCTGTGGAGCCAGGTGCATGCGGTGCTTAAAAGGGATCCGCATGAGCGCTCGCGTGCCACTCAGTCCCTTGCCACCCAGGCCAGACCGGGGCATGCAGCCTTGCTGCGTGGTTTGTTGTTCACCCCTGCAGGGGATCCGATGTACGCCACCTACACACGCAAAAAGGGGCGCATCTACGGCTACTACGTGTGCAAAGCGGAACTGCGCTTTGGCGCGGCCGATAAAACCCATGCCCGCATCCCCGCCGGTGAGGTCGAAGGGGCGGTGGTGGCGCAAATCAAATCCGTGCTTAGCAGCCCAGAGGCCATCGCCGGCGTGTGCCGCTTGGTGGCGCACCACGGCGTGCGTCTTGACGAGCCCGGGGTGGTGCTGGCGCTGCACCGCACCTGCAGCATCTGGGAGCAGCTGTTTGCGCCTGAGCAGCACCGTCTGGTGAAGTTGATGATCGAGCGGGTCGATCTGGTGAGTACGGGCTTGAAGATCAAATGGCATGCCTTGGGTTGGAAAGCTTTGCTGGAGGAATTTGCGCCCGAGAGTATTGGCGCGGAACTGCTGGCGCTGGAGGACGTGGCATGAGCAACGAACGAGAAACCCTGGTGACGCTGCGTTTTAAGACCAAGGGAGCTTCGCAACCAGCGCCAAGCCCAGCGGCCCATCACACCACCCCGCGCGGGCATGACCAGGTGTTCATCGTCGGATTGGCGCGGGCCTTTTACTGGCAGCACCTGCTCGATAGCGGCGCCATGCCCAGCGGCTCAGCCATCGCCCGCAGCGAGGGCTTGCACCCCTCCACGGTCAACGAGTTGCTGCGCCTGACCCTGCTGGCCCCGGACTTAATTGAGCAATGGATGCGTGGGGCCCAGCCCGCTGGCTTGAACTTGATGTGGTTTCAACGCCATCCATTGCCCGTCGATTGGTCAGCTCAGCGTGAGGTGCTGGCCCGTCTGACTGAAGTTCACTGAAACCACCGAAGTTTTACCGAAGCGAATCTATGCCCAAAAAAGACACCGGTGTGCTGACTGGCACGCCCAGCACCTACGCCCTGCCCTGCCCCGCCGGCGGGGTGCAGATGGAGACCTTTGTGCCTTGGAAGTTGGTCAAACGCGGCGTCAAGCGGCGCATTGTCACACCGTCAGGGTCGTCTGGCGCCTTACGGCTCAAAGTTCAGCCAGCGCACCAAGCGCGCTCCCTGGAGCAGATCAGCCCGTTGCTGCGCTCGCTGGGTTTGGCGCACTACTGGCAAAGCTTGCTGGAAGACGGCACGTTCAGCTCAGTGACACAGATCGCCCTCGCGGAAGGCCTCGACTTGGCACAGGCGAGCCGGATTTGGCAATTGACGCGCCTGGCCCCCGATCTGGTTGATTTATGCCTGGGGAGTAGCCGCAGCGAACACACGCTGGCGCAGATAACACGGGCTTGTCTTGCCAGCACATGGGCGAAACAAGTCCGCCTTGTTAAGCGTGAGAGCAAGACTGGGTAGCAGGAAATTTGGAAGGTGCTGGCAGGGGTCGGCTTGAGACCCCTAG